TGCAGCGCTGGCTGGAAATCAATGCCCGTCGTGGATACCGCTATAAGGATCAAATTAAATCTCACTTTGATGTTGACATACGCTTTGATGAGTTGGATATGCCCGAGTTCCTTGGCGGAACATCAGCCGAAATTTACGTAAACCAGATCTCTCAGACCGTAAACCAGTCTGACAGTGGTAGCTGGCAAGACACTCTGGGATCATACGGTGGCCAAGGCTTTACCCGTGTTGAAAGTTCGCGACCCATTCGCCACTACTTCGACGAACATGGTTACATTATCGGTATAATTTCAGTTGTACCTGTGCCTTGCTACTCCCAGCTGTTGCCGAAACACTTTTTGAAACGCTCGCCGCTTGATTTCTATTTCCCCGAATTCGGAAAACTTGGCATGCAGCCCATTACTTACAGTGAAGTCTGCCCAATTCAGACGTATAACAGTAGCGACGGCGTCGACGGCATGCAGGACACTTTTGGCTATCAACGTGCATGGTACGAATACCTGCAACGCGTTGATGAGGTTCACGGCGAATTTAGGATGTCGATGAGAAACTTCCTTATCAACCGAGTTTTCAACGAACGCCCGGAAATGTCGGAAGACTTCCTAACCGTTAATCCTGACCAGATAAACCAAGTTTTCGCCGTTACGCAGATGTCCGACAAGATTTTTGGGCAACTCTACTTCAAAGTTACCGCGAAGCGTCCAATTCCCGAATATGGAATACCTGCTTTGGACTAAAAATGGTATGAATGTCGTCGCCCATGAACGGCGATCGCTCGGTATTTTGTTCCGAAAATGGTAGAAAACCGATGAGAGGGGCACGCACGTAGTGCGGAACACTGCCGCATAATCCGCGAAGCGGATAAACACTGTGCCCCTCTCGCCTTTGGAATGAGGCCGAAAGGCCGACCCTGTAAACATCAAAAAATTAAAATCATGAGAAAGAATCTATTTACTACACTTCATACAGTAGTAGCTAACTGCAAGTGCAAAAGTGAATGGCAACGGACTAAGCCGAATTTGGCAGTAACGCCCGGCCAGATGTTCGAAATGGCAGCTCACGGTGTGCCGATTTCTTTGCAGAATGCCGCTAATTTCACTGATGGCGAGGTTAATCCGTCTTGGGATGTTCCCGCAGAGAAAGTTCGTGGTATTGATATGGCCGACTTGTGGAACTTGCAACAGTCCAGCCGTGAGAAACTTAAAAAAGGAATTAAGGAAGCAAAGGCCGCGAAAGCGCAAGCCGATGCCGAAAGTAATTCATAGTTTAACTTTGGTAGGGGCTTGTCCCCTACCTTTTAATTTTAATAGATATGGCATTAACAGACGCAGCAGGTGCCGCCCTATCTGGTGGTCTTTCAGCCGCTGGAAGCTTAACTTCAGGTATAATGTCGGCAATTCAAGGCAAAAAAGATCGTGAATCTTATGAGCAGCAACAGCACCTCAATAGAGTATTTGAAAACGAACAAGCCTCAAAGGCTTATCAGCGCCAGGTTGAGTTTTGGAAGATGCAGAACGAGTATAACTCACCGGCCGAACAGATGGCACGTTTGCGCGCTGCAGGTTTAAACCCCGATCTCGCGATAGGCGGAAATGTACAAAATTCCGCTGGTGGTCTTTCATCTGTCGCGAAAGGTACTGGCACTGGTTCGTCATATGCACCTCCCATTGATTATTCTGCATTTGCTAATGCTGCCCAAGCAGCTGCAGCGACTATACGTAGCGTTGCAGAATCTGAAAACATTGAGGCAGATACTCGCGGTAAAGAGTTGGATAATGCGCTTAAAGCACCAAAAGCAGAAATGGCAAAGGAATTTGTTGATTGGGAGCTCAAACATATTAAGAAAGATTGGCATGTTAAAAGTAGTGAACAGTCTCGCAACATTTCAGCTGCTAATGAATCAGATCAGCAAGCTGCATATTTTAAGACAATGGATTCAGTAGAGCGACTGAAAGGTGTCAAGCTCGAAGCTCAAAAGCCTTATTTTGATATGATTGCCAAATATGAGGTAGATACAGCACAGGCGCAATATATATTAACACTTGGTAATATATTTAATGTTGTTTCTGATGCCGAATTAAAGCGATCTCAAAAGGCTTATTGGGATAAAAATAAAGAAATGTTACAGAAACAAATGACTTATCAAGACTATCTGAACGAAATGGAAAGAATGCGTAAAGATTTGCTAGGTGTTGTCCATGGTAATGTCACCAGTGACCCCACTTATTTTAATACCATGGAAAGAATACGTGCGTTAACTTCTGCGTTAGGTTCTATCCTTGGTGGTAGCGGATCTGCGCTAATTCAAGGTCTTATGAATCGTTGAAAGTAGTTAAAGGAGTGCGCTTGCCACACTCCTTTCTGCGTAGCTGCATGAGCGCGCTAGCGCGAGCGCCGCAGGTAACTCGATTTATTATAGACAACTGACACGTTTGTGTTTCCGGCTTTGCCGGCACGTTGTGATTTGCCTTAAAAGTTTAAGCTTGCGACCCATGGTAACTTTGAAAACATTTTATTTCATCCGCTCTCCCTGTATCGGTGCGTAGGAGCATCCAGCGAGCAAAGCGTAGCGAGCAAAGCGGAGATGCGACGTAGCCCCCCCTCAAAAAATATCGCTATACATTAAACCTTTTGATAATATAATTGTCTACTCATTATTTACTGTATAACTAGCCTATTTGGCCGCGCAACGCAAAGTTGCTTAGCGACGTGCCAAATATGGCGTTAACTTGATTAAATTATGAAAACTCAGTGTCTTTGCGAAAAACCAGTTCTTTTACTCCATCCTAACGCCCCCTCCATTCTTATAAATGCTGGTGCCTACGTCTGGAAAGGTGTTGTTTACCGCCTTACAGTTCGGCAAAAAGAAAAGTATATGTTTGACTTCCCTTACAAACGCTTTTCGCCTACAAAAAATCGTTTAACACAAGAGGACGCTGAACAAATTTACGCCCTCGACGTCAAAACCGGTGAAACTAAACCCATTTATATGGTAGTACCATGCGGTAAATGTGATCTTTGTTGTCATCGTAAAACAAAAGAAATTAGTTTTCGCTGTATCTGCGAAAGCCGCGGTAATAACTGTGTACCTTTCTTCGTCACACTGACGTATAACGACTTCTATCTGCCAAAAGACGGTGTCAGCAAAACAGATTGCCAAAAGTTTATGAAACGCCTCCGCATGCAGTTAAAACGAAATGGCTATGACGTAGAACTCCGTTATGTCCTTTGCGCTGAATATGGCAAAGAGGGAACTTTTCGCCCTCATTATCACATTCTTCTTTGGAATCTTCCTGCTAATAATCTCCATAAAGCCCTCCGTATGATACAGAACGCATGGAGTTACAGAAATAACCCCAAAAAACCTATGGGCCATGTTGAAGTTAAACGCTGTACAAAAATAGGTTACACGTTAAAGTACATGTACAAGCATGTCGAAGTCCCCGACGGCAAAAATGAGCTTTTTCACCTTATGAGTCGTGGTACCGGTGGAATCGGTTACAAGTACCTCGAACAAATTCGTGATTTCATTGAAAAGCATCCCGATAGTTTAACAGTATCCTGTTATGACCTCTCCCGCCATAAAGTCGTTACTTGTGGTCTCCCTCAATACTTCAAGCGGAAGATCTTTGCTGCCCCGTCCTCTGTTATTCCAAAAGAATACCGCGACAAATTAAAAGACTACCTTGAAGTATTTGCAACCCGGAATACGCTTTGGCGTGAGTGTATTAAATCCGAGCCTAACGTATTACCATATACCACGGACGAACTTACTTTCTTGCGTAAGTTCCAAATCTTGGATATAAAGTTAGTCCTTTACAATTGTACATATAAGCAACTCTCCTCGAAATATCCCGAACATGATCGCTTTCAGACTTTGGCTTATTTTATAGACCTTGAAAAAAAATTGCGTTGCGAATTGCAAGAAAAAGCAGACGAATATATTGAAAGGTGGAAACCGATTAAGGAACTCCGAGAGCGTCGTGCTATCGCTTTGTCTACTTTGGAAATTCCCGAGATAGATTTGCAAATCTATATTGCAAATGTTAAAGAATATAATAAGGAAGTAGAATTGCGAAGAAAATTATAGATTTGTGGTTTTAGTTACTTCTATTGTTTAACATCCTAAATAAAAATCTTATGGCAACTGAAAAAAAGAGAAGAATCGGCCAAATCATTATTAACGTGATTTCTGCCGTTATTGGCGCGATCGCCGCCGCATTTGGTTTCACTCTTTAATTTTTTTGTTAACGAAAAATAATCATGGCAAACGTATTTACGAAACAGACCGACGTAGTCAATAAACCGCGTCGTAATGTCTTTGACTTGTCGCACGCGAATAACGTAACTTTGAAGTTTGGTGCATTGACGCCATGCTACGTCGAGGAAGTTATTCCCGGTGACAGCTTCCAGATCGAGACCCGCATGGCCTTAAAGCTTATGCCTATGGTATTCCCTGTGCAAACTGACATGCGTGCGTATGTCCATTTCTTCTACGTCCGAAATCGTAACCTTTGGAAAGATTGGCAAAATTTTATCGGCATGCTTCCGCAAGGTTTCACAGAAAAACAAATGCAGAAGTATGAACTGCCGTATGTCGATTTTAACGCCAAGGTAGCGAAAACCGGTACAATTTATGATTACATGGGCTTGCCAACAACCCGTGTAGGTCGCTTTGGGTCTGAAGAGGATTTAACCTACAACATCAATTTCTCTTATTGGAAAGGAGACGTCGCAGAGGCATCCGAACGTTGTCTAGCCCTTCCTTACGCCAAGACAACTTTTGCGAACATTAATGCAATTTTGTCCGGTGACCTTCCTGATGGTTTGCCGATCTCTTCCTACATTGATAGTGCAGTCATGGATGACTTCAACCTCGTGAATCCCAATTCACCGAATTATGAGTATTCGTACCTTTCCGATTGCCTTTGGTCAATCTCAAATAACTTGCAATTCTTTGAGGAGGAAGTAGTTACAGAGAATGTAAATGGTGTACCGTGTGTTAAGGTGTCTTTCGGTCTCTATCCCGCCTATGCGTCGGGAATACATTTAATTACAAATGCGTGTATAGCTGGGATTGACGTTAATAATAATGTTGTATTTGGCGCATCTTTGCAAAAATTTACGGTAGATCCTACTATATATGTACCTTTGTCTTCTGCGGTGTCAATTCGTCGGTTTGTTGTATTTTATACAAGTACTGCTTTCAAGCGCCCTGCAGGTAAGAATTATTTTACATTGAACCAGGCAGGGACTGAGACAGGAGACGAAGTCGATTTACTTCGCATTATTCTTCGTTTGAGTTTTGCTCTTTCCGGAACTTCATTTGTTAGCGATTTAAATGAAGCTACGCAGCCTTATTACAAGTCGACAGAGGCAAGTTCTAAAAAGTTGAAAATTAGCGCATTGCCGTTCCGTGCTTATGAAAGCGTTTACAACGCATTCTATCGCGATCCGCGCAATAATCCATATTTGCTGAACGGCAGCCCGGAATATAACAAGTGGTGCCCATCAGTCGAAGGTGGTGCAGATGCAAACGACTACCCCCTGCATTACAGAAATTGGGAAGCTGACTTCTTGACTACCGCCCTGCCATCTCCACAGCAAGGAGAGGCGCCGTTAGTTGGTATAACCAATTCCGGCAAACTTGCGTTCATCGACGAAACCGGTACCACCTACCGCGCCGACCTCGAATTTAACGAAGACAACTCCGGCCTCAAAGGGATAAACGTTCAAGCCTCCGACGAACCCGTTGGCACCATGACCCGAATCGTCGACTTTGCCACCTCTGGAATTAGCATTGCCGACCTCCGCGGCGTGAACGCATTGCAGCGCTGGCTGGAAATAAATGCCCGTCGTGGATACCGCTATAAGGATCAAATTAAATCTCACTTTGATGTT